GCCTACTTGCCCCAGCCAACATCTCAAGGCAGCCCTCTTGCGTAAGAGCAGGTGGAGAATCTATAAAAAAACATTCGGCAGCAAAACACATATAAATTACAGCAATCCACATCACATCACCTCATTGGTTAATACTCACAAACTGCGTAGTAAACCTCGATAAACCTTGCGCCGCTTTTAAGCGTCTCTGGCGTGTCTTTAACCGAGTAGGAAGGCAAGTCCATGCCCAACTCCCTACAGATCGTCCTGTGCGTCTCTGAGCCGTTTGTAACGGTGCAGGCGCTCAACAGCAGGAGTGTTGTCACCGTCAGCCCTGCGCGCCCTATCCGCTGCGTCTTCAATAGTTCTCGCTTTCGCATGGTCTGCCCTCTCAATCTTTAGCTTTGCATCGGATGCGCCACTGCTCCGCCCGTATAGATATACGCCAAATATAGCTGTTAATGCCGCACCAAATGCCAAGATATACGCTTTGAACTTTAGCCAAATTGCCATTGCCCTGTCCTCATTTGCTCTGCTAATCTACCTGCCCGATTTGTGGTCTGTCGTGCCCAAAGTGACTTGAGCATATTGTCAGCAGCACCGTCGTAGTCACCCATCTCGATCTTGGCCAGCGTGTTCTTAAACTTCAGTAATCCAGTAATGCCAAGCTGAAATGACATATTCAATAGCACGGCTTTGCGAGCGTCATCTAGCCTGGTAAAGCAATCAACCGCATTTTTTAGCACAACTAATCGTGCATTTACATCATTTTCTAGCATGTAGTTTGCTTCGTCTTGGTTAATGCCCCCGTTTTTACGCTTGTCGATTAACCTGCCATAGCCGATTGTTGCGTAGCCCAAAGAATCATCGTAAGCGTGTAGCACTAGCCCCTCATCCTGCTTAATCTGATCCGTCGCTAGTTCTATCCACTTGCTTGATAACTCTTGCAATAGGGCTGGCGAGGATGCAGACGATTCCGATTCCCTTGAGGATGGGTTCGTCGATGGTGCTTGTGATTTCTTGCGGGAGAGTATTGATAACAGTTGCGAGAGCATTAGGAAAAGCCTCCAAGAATGTTAATAGTGTGCCTCCAATAATGGATAGTCTAACCGACCACCACTTCGACCAGTCGCGTGAATCGTCAACGAGCTTCATACAGATTGACCCCTAAAATAGGCGACTTTATCAACGACATAACAGAACTCAGGGTAGAGCAACTTGCCATCGCAGATAGTCAAAACAGCAAAACCCGACGCATGGTTTTTTGGTGAGTCTTCCCCATAGGACATGTGATCGCCATCGACCTCTGCTAGCGTTCCTGTGTCGATGCCAAACCGTGAGCCGCAATAGTCAGACCAGATCGTTGCTTGAAGCCTGTGCAGGTGACCCGTGACCATACTAATACCCGCTTTGACAGTATTGTTGTACGTGGCATGAATGCCGTTATGGTATCTGTGTTTTATCATCAGGTTGCCGTTAACCATCAAACTTAGTACGTGCTTCCATGCAGGAAAGTGGTCACGTAGAGCAAATCCTTGTACGCCCTCGTACTCAGGTGCGGCTGATGCTAGTCTTGCTTCATATCTGAGGTCATGGTTCCCGATCTGCCAGACACGTAAAGCGTTTCCAGCTACTTTGTCAATCTCATCCAAGCGTTCTGCAACTGCCTCTAGTTCTTCCTTAACGGTAGGTGGTCGGACTGCGTCCCACGCCGCTTTGGGATAATGAGAGATAGTAGCCCCGTCAAACACATCGCCGTTCATACACACAATTTCAGGCTGATGTTTTTTGATTAACTTAACAAAAGCCTTGTGGGCTGGGGATATTTCACCAGGGTGATAGTGACAATCCGAGGCCACAAATATTTTACCGTTGTATAACTTTGCATCAGCGCGAGCCATATGGTGGCGATAGTAGAAACGCTCGTTCTTTGCACCTGTCGACGACTCTGCGTTTAGTGCGATACCTAGCTTTTTTTCTATCCGAGTTCGGCGATTATAGATTGCTCTAACCGCCATCCCTGTTGCCTCAGCTAACCTTGCCGGACTTTGGTACTTATCCCATAGCTGGATAAATTGCTCGTCGGTCACTTTCATTCCTACCCCTTCAGGTCACCCAAAACATTTATTTTTTTTATCGTGCCTCGTGGGATACCGATTAGATTCGCACAGTCACCATCGAACCAAGTCTGTGCCAGAACTACGCCCTGCTTATTTTCGTCCATCAGGAAACCGAGTGACCAGCATGGGTCAAAGTCTGCTTTTGGTTTTGCTCCAAACTGCCATGCGTCAACGTGATAGGCATCCACCCATTCAATCAGCACCAGCTTGGGCGACTTCATTTAGTCCACCGTTCCCAAATGATTGTGGTGGCAACACTAAATGCGGCAAAGAAAGCCGCCACTTTTAGTATGCGTCCGCTAAATCTTGCTAGCCAGTCGAGTGCAATGAACGCACCTTTTGCGTTCTCAAATGCGGAGACAACCTCGGTAGTTTGAGCGTCAATCTTATCTACCTTTGACTCGACAGCCACCAGGCGATCATATATATCTTTGTGGCTAACTTCATCCATTGTCACACCCTAATGGGTTAGTAGGTTGATTTATAACATAAGGTTAGTTTAACTTCCGAGTAACCTTTGCTGGTTAGAGATCATTTCTGCTGTAGAAGCATTGGCTTGCACCATCTCGTTCCTAAAGCTCTCTACTGCTGCACCTGTCTGTCGCTGTTGCTGACTATTTTCAATCGTAAGGATAGGCATCCAAGCGATAGCACAACCCCACTCGTCTATCTCCGCACCCGTCTGTGGGTTATTGCCCCTTATCTGAGTAAACCAAGCGCAATCTGTTTGGCGGCAGGGTCTGAAGCTATCAAGCGGACATTGATTTTTAGATTCGATTTTCATAGTTACACAAACCAAGTTATGATAGAGTAGCGCGTGCCCTTGGTGACAGGCAAAACTTCGTGTGGGTACATAAAACTAGAGGGGAACATCAACGCGCATCCTTTTGGAACCTTAATTTTAAGTTCTTTGTCGAAAAAACCAAAATCCCCACCCTCATACTCATCATTTAACAGAAACGAGCAAGATACCGACCTTGATGCCCCTTTAAACGAGTCCGTATGTTGAATATAAAAATCTCCTTCTCCATACCTTAAAAGTTCATAACCTGAGTCTTCCTCGATCCGTGAAGCCGGAAACATCTCTGTATATCTTCCCACTGCAACAGCAGCACTACGGAAAAGGTAGGTGTCAATTTCTTTTCTAGAATTTGTGTTTTGGCTAATAACATCATCGCAAGAAATTGGAATAGTATTAACAGAACGTATTTTTTTATCTACGCTACCATCTTTAATAGATGCAGATCTCCATATTTTTGTGCTTTCATATTCTTCTATAATTCTGTCACATAAATCTAGAGGAATTATATTTTCAAATACCTGAATATAATTACTAAGTTTCATAATTAATCTTTCGTAGCTATAATAACGTCAACATACTGGACAGCAAGGCTTAGTGAGTGTGTGTGCGTTGCGCTACTGCCCACAGCTCCTGTTGTACCGCTAAACGTATGGTCATGGCCGCCGACGGCATTTATAGAGATCCCGGTGACTTTAGTACTCGTGTTATAAGAAGATCCTCCAGATATAGACGGGCCAGATACGCCTAATCCGGCATTGTAGTTGGCCCCGTATAGGTGATTATGTCCGGGGTCGGTAATGGTGTGTGTGTGCCCTCCAGCGCTAACAGTAGTCCCGCTGAAGCTGTGATTGTGGCTTGGTAACTGTGCCTCTGTAAGCGTAGTGGCACCAACTGAACTGCTACTAAATGCTGTCGTGAAAGCTACCGAACCACCAGATCCCGCTGTGCCAGATACAACACGCAAAGCCTTGTTATCGTGCGTGGTGTCTTTTGTCCATCCTGTAGGTGCTGTGGTCTGATTAAACAACAACTTAGTACCACTAGGAAAAGCATCGGCTAAGTTGCTTCCAACAGTTAACGTTCCGTTAACAACAAGATTGCCACCGATTGTGTGATTATCATCGTCTGTGCCAGTCAACTGATTTTTTAGCTGCGCCATTAACTCTCGTATGGCATTGTTTACCAGACCAGGAGCCATACCTTCGGCTAGGTTAATACCATCTATGTCTGTGTTGTTCACCGGATTGGAGTCGAACTCCGAGATTTTTGTCTTTGCCATTATTGTCCTTTATTGAGAAGCGTTTAACCCAAACGTTGCGCCGTAGCCCATCTGAGCCGCCTTTTGTGCAAGAGACATCCCTGTCTGGTTAAGGTTTTGTGCTGTTGCTTTCTTCATAAGTTGAGCCGCTAACTTAGGGTCTAGCATGGCATCAACTAATAGTTGCCGTACAGCGTCCTCGCCGCCCGAATACAGCCAGCTAATAGGTCTAGCAAGGTTGGTGACAACTTGTGAAACCAGCCCACTTGGGTTTGCAGATATATTGCCTAAGAGGTTAGCAACAGTTAGGTTCTTAAAGGTATCTGAACCTGCTGGCTTAATTCCAGGCAAGTTAATCATAGCGCCTTCATCTAACTCTTTAGCTACATTTTTTAGTACACCTAGTTGGGTTTTAGTTAACGGGCTGTTTTTATCTTGAGCGATTTTTTCTACTAACTTACCAAACCGAACAGGAGTGTAATTTCTAAATCCTGTTACCGGATTAACAGTGCCTCCAGAAGCGGTATCAGAAAGATCACGCATTGCCTTGATTTGGTTAACTGGTTTAGACATGGTGCGATAGAGGCGCATATACTCTGGGTACTCTGGCGCACCAGACGCGATGACATTATCTAAAGCGTCTCTTACCTGTATCAACTCTTTGCTTGCTAATTTTTTAAGGTTTTCTGCTTTTGACCCAACAGTCAAACCGTCCAGAGTTGCTGCGATTTCTTTTCTGATTACATACAAATTTTCTGGATCGGCAAATCCGTTTTGATTTATTTGTTTTTGTAATCGTGTTTTGTAATCATTCAATTCTTCCTGAACAATTTTGCTTGCACCAGAAGGAGAGCTAAGTATTTGGTCAATTTTTTCAATTGCAGGGTTAATCTTTACTGGTGTTTTAGCTTGAAATGTTCGGTTAAGAATAGGTATAGCAATTTGCTCTCGTTTTTCAATTGCATTTTCTAAAACTTTGTTAGCGGTAAACTTGTTCATTAGCAAGTTTCTTGCCTCATTGTTCTTAGCAAGACGCTGGGCATAGTTACCAGAGGCTTCAGGAACTTGCGACAGTGTTCGCTCAAGCGATGCCAAACCATAATCCTGAGATGCCCCTGCCATTGTTGGCTGGCTACCAGTAATAGACGGTTGAGTAGATTGCATTCTACGGATAGCTTCCATTGGGTCGGTTGCTTGGTTAGCCAACAGCCTTCCAGCCATTTGTTGCTGACCTCCTTGAGTAAATGGCTGTGCCAATGCTCTGGCACCACGAGCCGTTGTGCCTGCAACACCCATAGATGCTGGGGCAAACAAGCCTGCGCCTAAACCTGCCGCTATCTGTGCGCCTTGGCCACCACCGCCTTCCCGTACCGATCCAGCCCCTGCACCCGCCGCACCAGCAGCCGTTGTTTGTAAACCCAATCGCTGAAGCAGTGGGCTTATCATATCCATAGCTTGTGGTGCTAACTTACTTGCGCCACGAGCGATAGCAGGAACAGCCCCAACACCAGACATACCTGCCACCACGTCTTGTGACACCCTTTCTGTTGGGGTTCTTGGCTGAGGCACACCTGCCATGTTCATTAGGTTTTGTAAAGATTCACTTGCTGATGGAATATTAGAACCAGTAATCATATTGATTAGTTGGTTTAATGGGTCACCCAACATCGTAGCTGGAGATGCCGCACCAGTCACCGCACCTCTTGCTGTTAAGCCAACCTGCCTTCCTGCCTCGGAAGCGTAGTCACCAAAGTCTGGTGTAACAACACCGCCTTGCATTGTGGTCGGCAATCCCTCTGGCACTTGTTGCTCTAAAAAAGACAAACCAGCATCAGATAACTTTCTAAAATCACCCGATTCAATTGCTAACAAATCATCGTCTGAAAGTTGTGATAAATCCATTATTGACCACCCCTTTGTCTGCGTTCACGCTCTGCTCTGGCTTGTGCGGCTAAACCACCAGATGGCTGTGCGGATTGTGTTGGTTGCACACTTACTGCCGTTCCTGCCGCGCGACGCATCGCCTCAGTAGCCGTTTGTCTTGCGCGTTGTTTCTGTGCAATCACAGCCGAAGTGTCGCCTGGCTGTGGGAAGTAAGTATTGTATTCTGAACGCATTTCTTCATCAGAAATAACAGCACCCGATTCTTTGCGTAACTTAGATCGAATCCAGTCGTCAGCCGCTTGTTGGTATTGTTGTTGCTCTGGTGACATAGACAATCGCCGAGCAACATCCCCTACAAATGGAACGCTTCCCGCCATTGCCGCGCCGTAACTAGGATACTGACCCGCCGCTTCTAGTGGAGCCAGAATTGTATTGGCGTTATTCATCCTCTCAAAGTAACCACTAGCTGTTAATTGGGTATCGGTTGGTGGCTTGACAGATGGTCGAGGGTCTACTTCATTAGCTAAATCGTTTAATCGTTTTGCCTCTGCTGAGTTGGTTGGTGCAATTACCCTTGCCTGATCACGATAAATTGCCGCCGTTTCTTCTGGTGTGGCGTTTTGAGGAATAACAAAAGGAGCAGCCTGAGCTTGTTCGCCAAACCCATCAACACGAGTTACCGTGCCTGTGCGAGGATTAAATACAGTACCCGTCTTAGCATCATATTGTAAGTTAACCGATGGTGCTGTGGGTGGCTTAGTGGCGCTCAGGGCTGTCATTACCTGACCAACACGCTCTGGGTTTATTAAAGCTAACTTTTGAAGCCCGTTGTAATCAATTTTACCGCCTTGAAACACTTTAGTTAAAGCTATATTAAAAGCATCATCCGCATCTTTTTCCCTAAGCACTTCATTTAGTTCCATGCGCCTAATGCCCTGTTGTTCCGCCTGATCCATAGCTCCGCCATAGGCTTGCACACCAGCCATACCAGCCTGCCCTAATATCTGACCAGCAGACGTTGGCATTAGGCTTGGCCCACTAGCCATCAGACCTTGTAGGCCAGCCGATAATAAGCCTTGGTTTATCGCTGATCGTCTAGTGTCTTCGTAATTTTCGCCCAAGAGACCTTGTAAATATCCGGTTGCCATAGCTTACCTTTCATCAAGTAAAGAGATGCGACCACGTTGTTGTGGGCGACGCTGTTCTTCTAATAGTGACAATATAGGGTCGTTCATGTTGACTGGTTGACCTCTTAGCGCAGGAGCAGGGGTTAGAGAAGGTTGCTGTTGTTGTTGCTGACCACCCATCATATTACCCATACCAGACAATTTGCTTAGGTCAATATCTGCTAGACCCGAAAGGGACTGGCCTGCCAATCCTAACTGTTCACCAAACGGCAAGCCAATAAACTCTGTCGGCGTAATAGACCCATACGTAAGTGGGCCGATAGCACCAGAAGGCGGCAAGACAGGAGCCGCAGAAGCAAATGAACTTGTGCCTGCTGTGGCCAACGGACTCGCACCACCGCCTGCGCCACCTGCCGCACCACCAATGCCCGATCCAAAGCCGCCTGTAGCGCCCCCGATAAGTGCGCCGGTAAGTGGGTCACCGCCTGTGATTGCTGATGTGCCAGCGCCTAGTGCCGCGCCGATTAAGATTGGTTCAATTCCACTCATATCATTACCCCAGAAGTCCACCAGCAAGTGCGCCAACACCTGCGCCTAAAGGCCCACCCCCTAAACCGTAGCCAGCTAGACCACCACTAATGGCTGACCCTGCTTGGTTGCGGTAGATAGGCTGAGACACTTGCTGACCCATAGGTGCGCCATATGTCGCAGATAAGTAAGACTGGAGGTTGGCAGAAGGGGCTTGTTGTGAAAAGTTAAACCGATTCATTGAGTCGCCTAGTGCCATTTCCTGATAACCCTCTTGCATCTGTCCTAAGTCAATCATGCGTTGTATGTCAGCATAGTCCTGAGCCGCCATATCAGGCGACGCAAGCGATGCTTGTAGCTGCCGCTGGTAATCCGATGCCGCAGTCTGCCCAAGCCCACCAACAGCCTGTAATTGCGTCTGTAGACCTTGGTTTGAAATGTTGCCTACGTTTTGGATGGCCTGCTCTTGTAGCCCACGCTCTGCACCGTAGTTGCCGTATGCCAATTGACCTGCCGTATCTGTCAATGCTTGGGCAAACTGACCAGATGATCTATCTTGCAGTTGCCCCATTGCGCCAGAACCATAACGCCCTGATTTAGACGCTTGCGAGCCGATACTCCGTATACTTTGCTCAAATTTATCCTGAGCAGCACGAGCCGCTGGTTGGAATGCACCCTGAAAAAATGGGTTGCCACCCAAATACCCACCTTGTGCAGTCTGCTGAGTCATCCCCATCGCTGGGTTAGAGCCTGCGCGTTCGTACACATCAGCAAAGCCACCTAATGCTGGGTTGGTTGCCGTTTGTAGAGCGCCTACAGTCTGCTGCGCTCCTTGTGTAAGAGGACTACCTGCCATCGATCTTTGCTGAGCGGCCTGCATACCCGTTTGGGTCATCTGCGATGGGCCAACATATGTTTGTCCAGGATAGAACTCCATTGGACCAGCTTGATATAGACGTTGAGACTCGCTCAAACCGTAATCTACATAAGGCTTGACCGTTGGGTCTAGTTCCGTCTTAACTGTTTGCGTGCCGCCGCCGCTGCTGCCACCCATAGACATATTAAATCTCCTTTACCCAACCACGTGGGGAAAATCCAAGTTTTCTAGCAACCTTATCCCATCCTGGTCGCCACGATTCAAAAGTAATTTTTGTGCATTTACCTTTGACCATATTTTCTATCTCATCAAACGCTTGCATCATATTAGTTAAACGTCCGTAAGCGCACCATATATGAAAAGTGTCACCATTCACGTACCCAACAATAAAACCAACCGCTTGATCGTTTTCTATCCATAACCACAAGTTAGCACGATTCCCAACAAGCGAGGCATACACATCTTCCGTTATCCACCACTCTGGTGACTTTCTCAGGATGTGATCTAAACCTTTTTTAACAAAAGACCATGCACCCCTAACGTCATGCGGTTCAACAATTCTATACATTAACCCACCACAATATAATCGTATATTTTATCTGTTGAAACATTACCTGTATGCAATATGGTTGCTGAGCCATATGCTTGAGCTGATATATAAACTCCCGTTGCTCCAGCAGAATCCGCTGTTTTCGGTATTAACACAATTTTACTGCTTGGGCTTATACGCTCATCTGTCAAAGTTGTTGTGGCCCCAGTTGCTAACGTAACCGAACCAGTGTTGTTTGTTTTTCCGTTTAAGGTGTTATTAACAATTTCTGACACATCCCTAGCGGTTCCACCCTGTGGTGGGAGTCCCCTAAACATTATCTGCCACTCACTGGTTGAACTTCAATATCCACCGCCATAGCTGTTGTCCAGTTGCCCGTAGGTTTTACCCTGAGCCTGTGATACCTGCCAATAGACCTAAGAGGGACACGGTTCTCAGATGACGCAGAGTTATCTGAGCTAAAGTTAACCCCCCCATCTAACCGAAATCTACTAGCAACCGCTATATCAGCAGACCCACCCTCAATTTGGGGAAAAGCCATCTTGGTAATAGACTGCATTCCTTCCTCGAAATCGCCCGTTACTAACTGAGGCAACATAGGCGTACCAGCAAATAAGATAATTTGAGCGTCCCTAACTCCTGCAAACAACGATTTACCACCCGCCCACAGCCGAGAATCTAACGAGGCTGGAACACCCTCTAGGCTGGTGTAAATATCTAACTGTTCAAGCGTAGTCCCTACGGTAGAAACGTTACACACAAAATGCGCCGTTGTAATTCCATAGCTCCATTTACCTGTTTGCCAGTTGTACATTAAAATAGTCTGCTCTGCGTTTGTGTTCGGGTAACACCAAGCCACTATGTTGCGAGTGGGGTCAATCGACGTAGACATCTTATCTAACTTACCCTCGTCTACGTCGTCAAAGAACCATCGGTCTACCTTCTCTGCGCCGATTGGTGTAATGGTATTTCCGTCGCATACATAAAAGCCATCAGCGGACAAAAAGAAAGTTCTGGCTCCATACTGCACAATGCTGTTGGGTTCATAACAACCCAGATTGCGTGAAATGGCATCGAACTGAAAGAACAGAGGGCTGCCAATGTACGACATGCGATAAGTAGATGAATCCAATAATACTAAGCCAAACTCGCCCCCTGTAACTCCACGTATGTTGCCACCGTCTGGTATGTCTTGGAAATCTGATTGAGAAGTTGTACCAGGAGTCCAATCGGTTTCATCGTTGATGTCTGACCAGTAAATTCTGTTCGGGTAACTAGAGTTGTTTGCTGCCACCACAAAGTCGCGCACAACCGTCACGAATCTTGCAACAGGGGCGGACGCTGATAAGTCTGCCCATGCCGTTGAAGTGCCGATAGTCCAGCCTTGTAGATCGTCGTTTCCGTTAGCAGCCACCAAAACTTTACCGAATTGCGTAAAGTTCCACCGAGAAACACCCGTGTATCCGCCAGCCTTAGACACGTCGTCTAAATCTAGATCGTTCGGGTCAAACTTAAGCAGTTTAGAATCCCCGCCAGCAAACAATTGAACGGTGTCTCCAAACTTACCCGCAACAGCCGTTAATAAGTCCTCGGACGCACTGTTTGAAAACACTTCTACCGATGGCAGTGGCCCGTAACCGTTCAGCACTGGGACAACATTTTTTGCATCTGTCAGTGCCCCCGTTAATCCAGGCTGGTCTGGTAACCATTCGCCTAGTACTAGCCTCTTTGTAGCCATATGTTTGTCCCTTCAGGCACGACTGTCCAGTTTTCGCCGATCAACTCAGCATTGATCTCATAAACTGCCAAACCATTGACGCTGGCAGACGTAACAAATGTGACTTGAGTATCTAGGTTAACAGTAGCCAATGCATTCATATCCGACACAGCCGAATATATAGCAATTGGGCTAAACACTATTGTAGCGTCACCCTCAACAGAACTAGAGATAAGCCTGATACGGATAGCGTCTGCATTAACCGTTGCCTCAGCAGAAACGGAAGCGTCAGCAAATGTAAATCTATTCGCGTCTAGGTTAACGATAGCTACGCTAGTTACGCTTGATTCTGCTACAGCAGTTAAGAAAGCGTCTGCGCTAATAATCGCTTGGCCAGAAGCAGATAGGTTTACAAATACGATAAGGGTTGTGCTTGCCTGAACCGACGCGACGACATTGATATTAGATGCCGCTAAAAACCTAGCTACCGCATTGGCATTAACACTAGCCACGCCAGAGGCAAATGCACTTACCTTATCTTGCAAAGGTGCTGTTGATACTGGAAATGTTGATAGTGGTGCAAACCCTAACACGATTAGCCCACTTCTTTAGTGCTTAACCAAGTATCAACAAGAGATTTTGCTAACAATCTAAAGTCTTGGTAATCCGCATAATCCTGTGGCTTTATAACTTGATTGTTAATAGTTGCAATCTCTGCCCCCGTGTCATACACCGAGCCAATTACTTTTTCAATAAGATCCCCACGTTCATCATAAATTGAACACAATGCTTCGTTGGCTTCCCATTGAGTTAATTCTTCATCATTAACGCTTGGTGCTGTAACTTGCTTAATGTTCCAACGTATGCGTAGTTCTTGTGCAGAAACAGCGTAGCCCTCTGGTTTTTCGGTTGAATACATTTTCATATTGCGCCTCTAAGTTGTTTTGGGTAAAGATTACGCAATGGTAACGTATGTGTTCGCCAAAGCATTTTTGCGCTACACGGTTTGCACCACCCTTTGTAAGCCATAATTCTACTTAAATCACCGTCTTGGTTGCCGCTTCTTTTTTTTACTGTCTTACAAGCTGTTTTAAACTTCATTTTAATTGAAGTTCTTAGTCTTGTGCTGTATGGCGTAAAAACGTAACCAACAAAATCTAAACCATGCTTTTTAATATTGTAAATGTTCCATGTGTTTTTAATGTTTAAACCCAATAATTTTAACGTTGCCACCGCCCTAACTTTATAAGCAAGTAGCTTGGCTTTTGAGTCAGACATAAAAACAATGTCGTCACAATACCTAAAATAACCCGCAGGTTTAACTTCTTGCTTTACCCACCAATCAAAATTGTTTAAATACAAATTACCTAAGTGTTGGCTTGTGTAGTTTCCAATTGGTAATCCTTTTGTGCTGTCAATAATATTGTCAAACAGCCATAATGTCTGTGTGCATTTAATTTTACTGCGTATCATTAACTTTAATTTATCGTTATCAACAGATGGATAGTATTTTTCAATATCTATTTTTAACGCATAATTAGGACATTTATCCGACCTAACTACCTTCATCACTCTACGCATGGCGTCAGACGTTCCTCTGCCAATAATTGATTGATAGGTATCTCTAATAAAACTTGATGTAAATATTTTACCTGTCACGTTTAGCAATGCGTGCTGAACAATCCTATCTGGGTAGTACGGCAATTTGTAAATTGTCCGCATTTTCCTACCGTCAAACCTTTCTTCAATTTCATACGGGCTAGTCGTAAAAGTCTTATCAATTAACATTTTCTGAATCGCAAAGCAATGTTTATCTATGTCTTTATCAACCATTTTTACTTCCGCATAAAATGCTTTGCCACGTCTAGCTTGTTTATGAGCGAGTTTAATGTTGTCTATATTTGTAATGCGCTCAAAAAGGTTTCCATAGCGTTTCATCGCTGATGCTCTCCCAGACGTTCGCATAGGCTTTTGACCATGTTACCAGCCTGTATTGGATAGACGTATTCGCCCTTTCGAGCAGGGGTTAAATTTCGGTTACTGCTTACAGCGTGCTGACCACCAATATTACGATTAGCATTAGAAGAATCATTATTCGAATTTAAGTAGAACGTACCTGCATTCGTGCCATTATTAGCATTACTGCCCACAATCACAACCTGATTCAACATGAAATTTAACCCCTTTACAACTTAAAAACACTAAAAAATAATGGTCGCCCTAGCGGGCGAGCCGACCACCAACAGTACGATTAGCATCAGAAGAAACAAGAGTCGAACCTAAGCAGAACGCACCCGCAAGCGCGCCATAATTAGCAGCACCGCCCACAAGCACAACCCGATTGCTTGACGCCGATGCATAATGATAATCTGTTATGTAAGTAGTAGAGCCGCCACCTGAATTGGTCGAACTTAAAAAGTAAGGGTCAACGGTTGTTGACATATCTCGAATGTAACCTGATGCCGTTGGAAAGCTACTAGTTACTAACTCCATGCCTGTTGCCGTATTATCGGCAAAGAAAGCCGCATTATTAGTGATGTGAACATTACCCGTAACTGTGACGTTGACATTGATACCGTCAGCCCAATTCCAACAATTACCGTAAAAGTTTTCAATACCACGATATTTCATAAACGATGTGCCAGGCTTTGCATTTACGCCTGCACCTGAAGTGGTATTAGTAGAGCCGTTGGCAATCGAATCACCTGCACCTGCTATGGTATGTGGGCTGTCAGTTTGGTTGCCGCTTGAAGATATATAACTACCGTTTGTATTACCAGCACCCAAAATATCTTGCGAGTAAAACGATTGGTGTTCAACAACAAACAACAATTGAATTGCAGACCATAAATCATAATCAAGTTGTCTCCAACCCGCACCTTTATTTGCCGAAAGCGTTCTAAATTCAGCACGGGTCAACCCAACCATTGGATATACGCCTTTTACTGATGCTAATTTGTCACCTGTTACTGGCGTTACATTGACCCCGACACCACTGCCGCCATCATTGTTATCGTAGTTCAGCCCAGAAATATAAGCAGACGCCGATACATCATACACGCAAGCATCGTATGCCCCCATGTAACGATAATCAACCTCTTGCGTGTCTTTGATAAACGCAGGGTGAATAACAAAACCAGATTGAGTAACAGCAGATATTTGTCTAGTAGCTGTTGTTGTTGCGTATATGTTGCGGAAATAAAATTTGGGTATTTCGACCATTACATCACCGTCTGTACCAGTCAAGTCTGAACTAGTGCCATCTGCTTTTTGAGTCCAATCGTTAGGGTTTAAATAATAATTAACAGTTCCATCAACATTTACAACACAACCCCGAATACGGTCATGTATAGATGTAATAATTTGCTTGCGCCCACCAACCGCATTTGGCGTAGATGTTCCTGAATCCCAAGCAAACGAACCAGTAATATTAGTTATATCACCAAGAACGGTTAAATTGCCCGGCAACACAACATTATCGTCAGAATTTAAAAGAACAGCCTTGTCCGCAGGGTAAGTAACAAACACCTCTTTGTTACCCGCAGAGAAAGACACCAAAGAATCTGCGTTAGACGATTGAAGAACCGTATTTCTTGATAACGTCGTACCCGATGCAGTATATACACCGATGCCTATTTCCCACTCGGTGTCGACTGCCGTGCCAACAATGGTGTAGTAACACTCGTTACCATCACCAATCGCCGCAAATGATTGAAACCCATCAACAGCACCGCCAAGCGTTACCGTTCCAGTACCTGTTGTAACGCTTGTTTCTTTGACACGATCAGCTATCACTAAAGCCATTTTCTTTCCTTAAGCCAAGGTTACTGTAAGGTTGCCTGCCTCAATCTTCAAGATGTCGCCTGTTTCAATAGTCTTGCTATTGTTTAGC